CCGAGCTTGATGTAGACGGCATCGGAACGTCCAGCAAAAACGAGATGTTCGCTGTCAGCAGCTGGCTCACTGCCATTACTCTGTTCGAGTGACAACAAACACTTTAGCAGGGCTCCCTCATTGCCTAAGGGGGAAGATGGCAACTTGGGTACGGGCATCCATGCTCTAGTAGCTAGAACATGATGGTCCGAGACAGTCCCGTTCCCCTTTGGGGGTAATAAGGAATGTCTTCCCAGCGCGGCTGAATCTGACTCAACGATCGGAAAGATTCCACCCAACATGGGGCGAATCTGATCATCGAGCCAGGCTGCAGTACTCCAGAGACCAGTAGAATATAACTGGTTTCGAAGAGAAACTACAGAAATCAGCTCCCGTGATTGCTTGCGTCCGGAGGGAAATTCACGACGGATACGTACAGGTGTAACCCATACACCGTCGTAAAAGTCGCCTCCGCAAGACTCTCTGAACTTCCCGGTCCAGAAAGACTTGTCCCTGTTTACTTGAAGACCAAAATCTTCAAGTGCAGAGATGACGCAGCGCACATATTCCACGGGGATGATTATATCATCTCCGTAGACGCGCACCCGGCCCAACAAAGACATAATGTCTTTGTGGGTCATCTGTCGGTTGAGCTCTCGTTCAATCCCGACAAGGATTATGACAAGAAAGGTCATAGCCTCGAAGGGAAAGCAAAGAGCTGAACCCATCGACGCGAACTTGGCCAAACGGATTACTCCATGGCCAGGTACATCAGCCTTCCGGCTTCTCGTCGCATCAACGGCCTCAAAAAGAGACCGAAAATTACGAAGAAGGAGCCGTACATGCTGATTGGAAACGCGATCGGACGCCTCACTCAAATCGAGAGTGGCGAGGTCCCCAGAGAGGGACCCTTCACATGCCATGAGCCGATTAGGCTCTTGGTATGTAAAGCCAAGCAATCGAGACAGGATATTATCCTGCTCGATTCGTCGGATCAAGACTGCGAGCACAGCCTGCTGCATATATTGCATGCAGGTTGGCTCGATAGCGATGATCCTCGGCGTTTTCAGCGTTTTAGGTACGGGAACAACCCTTACAGGTCGTTCTCTACCGGGTTCACGGAAGTCCACACGGTCCTGAAGGTACATGTACCTCCAGTTAGGTATAGCGTATTCCGAAAATGGGAATACGCTCTCCAACCGGTCGGTCCACTCTCGCTGTTCGAACTTCCTGTTACCAAGAAGCCGCTCAGCAGTGGACCCCGGACCGTGTTTCGGAAGTACCTTGCCAGCGAAAACCCAGTGGTCTTCGT